GATCTTTGACGAAGTCCACGCCCAAGGCGTCTGAGGCCAAACGGTAGTTGTCTTTGCCGGTCAACTGAATGAGGCCACGGCCACGGAACTTCCAGCCATCACCCTCATCGGTGTTGCCCATCCGGCCAGAGTAGACCTTGTTGGCGATCTTCTCAGGCTGGCGATGGAAGGGCTGTGCTGCGTCCTCTGACGGGAACCGGCTGGGCCATGTAGCGTTTAAACCCTTTGCACTGTAGTTTAGGTTCTCTTGCAGCGTTTTGAAGTTGGCAGACTCATGGGCACATTGGCCAATAAACGCAGCTTGGCGCTCAGGGGTGTTGATCTCAAAGCGGTTAAACGCCGCCGTCAGCGGCTCAAGCCATGACGGGTCGATGTGCATTTGCTCAAGTTGGTCTTCAGTCATTTGATTGCTGGAGCCTTAGAAAGAAGTTCTGTCTTTGCCTGTGAGCCAGCAGAGGAGCCGAAATAATATGCGATTATCCCCGTCCAAGCGGTGGACAGACTGCCCAGCATCATCAAGATCGTTGGGTTGTTGCCGTCAACTTTGCCAAACAGCATCATGCCCAAAATTCCAAAAAACCCAACGGTGATGATTGCGGCCAAGGCCGGGGGAACAATTGACCTCGTGGCGGCTTGCATGTCACGCGCAGACTTGCGGTCTTCAACTTCCAGCTTTGCAAAGTTAAGGCCAAGCTCCTGCGCTTGTTTCTGCAACTCAATCTCAGCAATCTTGACCTGAGCAATCTGCTCTGCTGAAAGTTTGTTGTTGGAGATAAGGTCGCCAACTTCAGTAGGATCGACCCCAGTGGCTTTGCTGATGGCGGCTACAGCCATCCCCACCAATGGGCCACCCATCGCCGAAGCAATTGTCGGTGCAATTTGTTTTAACCAGTCCATTACTGTTTACTCCTTGAAAGCATGGTTGCTGCGATTTGAAGCATGGCGCGGGTGTTGTCCATGTCCTCGGGCTGAGTAGCCCATCCGACTGTGATCTGACCAACAAACCTGCCCGGCTCCGGCGGGACACTGATGCGGCACGTGTAGGTAACGCCCTTGGCGATGTACCACAAACCCATTTCCGACTGCGCTGACTTGTACTCGCTGCATGGGATCTCGTTTGCCATGAGCTTAACCACATCCGAGTTGTTGGCTGAGTTCTGTGTAAACAGCCCCACGTCCAATCCGTCGTTCGTTTTGTCCCTGCCGTCCTTGGCATAGGCCCGGTGCAGGATGCGCGTTCCAAACATCGAGTTCACTTTAAACACCGCTACCACGATGGCACCAGACTGTTTAAACAAGTGCGCCGCTGCGTCTTCTACCCGGTCTTCGGCAATGCTGGGAATCTTTTTGGACTCCTTGTACGCCCCTATCAACAACTCTTGGTTCTGGTAGACAAAGTACCCCGCAAACGTGAGGACGGCCATGAGCACCATCGCAAACAAACGGAACGGGCTGCTGACATACGCCAGCACCTTGTCAACTAGGCTTAAACGCTCGTCACTCATTTTTGCTGCTCAAGGATGCCAATGGTGAAATACAAGATCACCCCGACCAAGCTGAAAAAAATAACCGCCAGCAAGGCTAACTCAATCACATCGTCCATCTCTTGCTTGCGCTTGACCGCAGCCTCACGCTCCCGCCGCGCATCATGGGCAGACTCCACATCCATTGCCGCTGCTCTGGACTTGATGCGGTTCCAGACGTCTATTTTCCCCGCCTGCATAAACAGGAGTTGCAACTCATCTTCAAACCGTTTGGCTTGGTCGAGCGCCATCTCAATCTGAATGGCAGTGCCCATTGAGGACTTGGATTTCTTGGCCTGAACAACAGCCTTGGTGGCCGTGGACTTTGCATCAAAGTACTTGCCCAGTACAGGGCCGAGAGACGATACATCGTCAACAGTCTTACTGACTTTCTTGATGAGCGCAACTGCCGCCTGTATACCTGCCAGTGCTGTTAGGGGGTCAATCACTTTCCGCTACCTTCTTAGGCTCAGGTTTGTTTTTCTCCCGCCACTGCAAACACCAGATTTCTTTGCGGTCAGATGACCAACTCCACCTCACGCACTCAAAGACGGGCGCAGGAGCTTGCGCCACTGGAGGTGAAGGTGGCAGGGCGTCCATGCACGTTATGCCTTGCCTTCAGAAAACACATTGACAAACACTGTGCCGTCTTCAAGCGCTTCAATCTCGTGCCACTCTGCCGCTGTCAGGTTTACCGGCTGCGTGTGCTTGGTCATCACCAACTCACGGCCTTCTTTGCGAACAACGCAGCTACCAGCATGGCACATGGTTAAGTGTGCGTAGATGTGGCTGTGCTGAGGCAGTCCTTGGCCTTTGTCGCAATGGTAGACATTCATCATTACGCCGTCATAGGTTACGGAATGACTTGGCGCTGAAATGTTCATAGCGTCTGCGAGCCAGTGGTGACAGGTTGGTCTGAGGCGGCTATCGTAGGCTGTGGCGGCGATTCTGGAATTTGAACAATTGCCAGACTATTTTGGCTGTAGTAAAAACCAATTGCAGTTACATCATCCGCACATTCAAGCCAGAACAATGGCGGCGCAACTTCAAATTGATTATTTTCAACCTGTGCTACACGCTGACCGATTACAGTGAAAACAGGCGTTTGCCCATCCCATGCAGAGATGTAAGAAACTTGTTCGTTAGGGGAAATCAATGCGTATTTCATTTTTAAAACTCCACAATAACAATACCGCCAGAACCTGCGCCGCCAGTTGCATCAGTAGTATTTGAAGTTGCGCCACCACCGCCGCCATTGCCAAACCCAGTAGCAGCGTTACCAGTTTGAGCGCCAACTACAGCTCCTTTATTTTTTCCTGCACCCCCTACCCCAAACATTCCAACACCCCCAAAACTGTTGTGTGTAAAACCAACACAGGTAACTGAATAAACAATACCAATTGTACCGGGAGATGTTGTACCCCCACCCGCACCGGAAATATCGTTGGCACTTTCGCGATCAGCACCAGCGCCGCCTGTTAAGTTTATATCTCCACCAGACCCCGCGCCGCCAGCGCCGCCTGTCGTTCCATTAGTTGATACAGATGTTCCGCCTGTAGCTGAACAAAACGAACCAAATGAAGATGTATTACCCGCAGTGCCAACAGTAACAGTTACAGTGCCGCCGGGTGTAAGTCCAGTAACAAATTCAATGGCAGTCCCACCGGCACCGCCACCAGCAGCGACAATACCAGTAGTTGTTACTGAGCCACCATTACCGCCGCCACCAATAACAGTTACTTTGGCTGCTGTGACTCCCGTAGGAACAGTAAAATTCCCAGAGCTTGTAAACACTTGGCCTCTACCGCCAATGTATGCGGATGCCTGACTTGTGGAATCACTAAATGTAATCCCGGTTGATGTTAAGACTGCCATCTATATCTCCTTTAAGGGGTGCCGCCTGCGGTTACGTTTCCAGAAACAATTAAATTGCCGCCTAAATCTAGCGACATCCGAGTTAGTGTTTTGTATTTAAAATTTAGCTTGGAGGTAGTTTCTGTTTGAACCCCCGATTGCGTACCGGACGTATCGATGGCTGTGCCACCAATCGTTGAAGATATGTTATAAGTTGTAGCAGTACGGTTAATGACATAGACCGGCGTGTTTACCGTTATGCCCGTTGGTAAAGCGCCTGTAGTTGTAAACGCAACCGCAGTATCGTTTGCAGGAGCCGTAGCCACAGTAACCACAGCAGGAGACGCAATAGTTATCGTGGCTGTTTGTGTAGCAAATGTTTCGTCTGCGGTCCAGTTTGTAGCGGTAAACGGTGATACTTGCGCCGCAACAAACGCACATGTAGCCAACGCATTTGTGCTAGTTCCTACGGGAGCAGTGATGCCCAAAGACACGGGCGTCAGCGTTAAATTCCCAGAGCCTACGTTGGTTATGTTGACCGCAGAACCCCCAACGCTCGTGGACAGCTTAATTGTCTGTGAACCCGAATATGTGCCGGAGATGGTTGTTGACGCTACGGTTTGTGAGGCAACAACGTTATATGTGCCTGCACCACCAGTGCCAGTGCCCAAACTAGCTACGGTAGTAGAGGTAACGCCTGCGCCTGTAATGGCGGTTCCCACACCAATAGAGCCTGCTTGCACTGCCGATATGGTCAGTGTTGTGCCGCTGATGCTGCCCGTACCCGCGAAGAAGGACGTAACGCTTGTATCCACTACAAAATAATTTGTGTTTGTAGACAATCCCGTCGGCATAGTGCCTGAAGATGTCAAAACAACCGCCACATCATCGCTGTATGCTGCGGTGGCAAGCGTGATAGCTTCAGTGGTAATGTTTATGGCGGTAGACTGATCGACCGTTTGTGTAGTAGCGCCATTAAGGTACGCGCTGCTGTTTGTCGATATAGACTCGGTAACACCTAAAGTACCCCTAACCGTTTGCGAACCGCCAATGGTTTGAGACGCCCCAATAGTTTGTCCTGCGGTGACAGCTTGAGATGCACCCACACTAAATGAACCAACCGCGTGGTCCATAGAGCTGAAAAATGCGGTGCCATTACTGTAAACTGCAACAGTTTTACCGGCAGCAATTGCTATGCCAGCCCCAGCAGCAGTGGTGTTGCCTAGCACCGTTGAGTTAAAAATCGTTGCTATATACGCCGTATTGTTGAAGATAACGTACTGCTTAGATGCTGGGGGTGCGTACACCGCAAAGTTGGCCGTAGTTGTGGTTGTCAGTGCAATAGTTGCGTTACGCGCTTGGTCAACAGCACCGTCCAGCGCAGTAAAGGCTTGATTGGCCGAGGTAACGGACACCGTTACAAACCCCGCAATCGCGTCTTCGATGATCGTGCCTAGGTTGGTGTTGGTTGTGGTGTTCCACGTACCAGCCTGTTCGCCAGCGCCAATAAGTTCAATTCGCAGGTCGGGGGAAAATGTGCTTGCCATATTAAATGCCTTTAGTCAATTTTGCCACGGTTTGCTCTAGCGCGACAACTCTTTGGGCCAATTGAATACAAGCCACCAATGCGGCGTTGCCGTAAGCTACCGACAAAGTGCCGTCCTCACCAACCAAAACAGCCTGCTTCAGCAAGGCTTGCAGCGACTGCGCCGACACACCGACCTGCGTTGCCTCAATGTCTGTGCGATCATATACGCCGTGTTTGACATCTGCGAGTCGTTCAACGAAGTCTTCGGGTAAGTCGCGCCAGTTGGTCTTCAGTCGCTCATCCGAGTTGGCCGTTACCGTACCGCCGCAAGTCAAATTTGTGCCGTTGAATGTCAGATTGGCGGAGCCGCCAAATGCGCCTGAATTGTTGAACTGAACCTGCGTGTTTGAACCACCGGGGGACGCGCCCGCGCCGCTGGAAGCAGCGGTAATCAAGCCTTTGGCGTTGACAGTGATGCTTGCGCTTGTAAATGAACCTACGTTTGAGTTAACTGTTGCCAGTGTTCCAGTTCCGGTCACAGCGGCAGAACCATCAAATGAGCCGCTCGTATACGCCAAGTCGCCAGTAATTGCGATTGTGCGACCTGTGGTGAGTGTGGCTGCGCTACCAGTAGTGTTCTGGTTAAGCGTTGGGAATGTGCAATTTGTCAACGTGCCGGAAGCTGGTGTACCAAGCGCAGGAGTAACTAAAGTGGGGCTGGTTGAAAGAACAACAGACCCCGTACCAGTAACCGCTGCGAATTCGTTAAATTCTGGGTCCCAATCTGCCGCCGTTGTCAGGGTGGTGCCAATACACATACACTGGACAGTGACCCCCGGTATAACCGTTACGACTAAATTTCCACCAGAAGAGTTGACGGTTAAGTTGCCAGTTGAGGCGTTTTCAATTGCGTAGTTAACACCTGTTGCCAGCGTACTAGTGACGGGAAGAACAATTGTCTGAGTAGTTACTCCGGTAAATCTTTGATAATGGGTACTTGATGCGGTTAAGGTGGTTGTACCTGCTGCGGTTGCAGTGCTTGTAAACCCCATGTTGACGTTGGTTGCCGTTACTATGCCTGCGGTAAAGTTTCCAGAAGCATCACGCGCAACGATTGCGCTGGCGGTGTTTGCTGATGTTGCTGTAGTAGCTGAGTTGCTGACTTTTGACGCCGTAGAAATCGTCGCCAGCTTGGTATCCACAATACCAGCAGAAGCGTTGATGTCTGCATTGACAATCACCCCGGCAGCAATACTTGTTGCATTGCCCACCGAAGTCACATCTCCGGTTAGGTTGGCGTTAGTTGTAACTGTTGATGCGTTACCTGACAAAGAAGCTGTAATTGTTCCTGCACTAAAGTCTCCTGATGCGTCCCGGGCAACAATGGCCGATGCTGTGTTTGCGTTTGTTGCTGTCGTCGCTGAGTTGCTAACTTTTAAAGCTGTAGAAATTGTCGCTAGCTTTGTATCAACAATAGCGGCTGATGCGTTAATGTCTGCGTTAACAATTACTCCTGCGGCAATACTCGTTGCGTTACCTACCGAAGTCACATCTCCAGTCAAGTTGGCGTTTGTGGTGACATTTCCCGCCGTTAAGCCCGAAGCAGTTCCAGTAATGTTTGTTCCAACAAACGCCACGGGTGTTCCCAGAGCGGTAGCGTTTCCAGAGGCATCAAGATTGACTGATTTACTGGATGGATAGGTAACAAATACGTCTTTTGTGCCCGCTGAAAAACTTAACGCGGAAGGCTGTGTTCCAGAACTGTTTGACAATACCGTTGTTCTGGCTAAAGTTGTGCCTGACAAGGTGTACGTACCAATCCCAACTTCCCACTCATTACTCGACTGTCCCGCAATTGTGTAATAAGTCGTGTTAGCGTTACCGATTACGGCGAAGGACTGAAATCCCGTAACTGCGCCAAGAAGCGTTACTGTTCCAGTTCCTGTCGTGGAGGTTGTTTCTTTTACGCGATCTGCAAGTACGAGTGCCATAAGTATCCTTAATCCGTTTCAACCAAAGCCCAGTTGGACGTTTCTGCATTATTTACCAAAAGCCAGTTAACGGCAATCACAGTCCCAGCCGAACCCGAGGCTTGAACCCCGGTCAGTGCCATGGTTTTTGTCGCCACGGCAGTACCTACGCTACCTATGGCCTGAACACCAGCAAGCTCAAACGACCCAATAAAAGTAACTGTACCAGCCGCACCCGAAGCCGAAACTCCGGTCAGTCCCTTGGTTGCGCTAGGTGTAACTGTCCCAACTGATCCTATGGCTTGGTTGCCATTTTCTGTCGGACTGTTTGTTTCTGTTACATTTCCAACCGCGCCTGCCGCTTGAACCCCAGTCAAGGCTATTGTTCTACTAAACGTTACCGTATTTACCGCGCCCGAAGCCGAAACTCCGGTCAGTCCCTTGGTAATGCTTGGACTTACTGTCCCAACTGAACCAATCGCCTCGTCACCGCTCGTCCCATAAATCTCGTTGTAGATTACTGTGCCAACAAGACCAGAAGCCGTTACACCTGACAACGCAAATGATGTCGCCCCGCGAGAAATAACACCAACTGCGCCTATTGCTTGAACGCCTGTAAGCGCAAAAGACGCAGTAAAACTAACGGCGCCAACAGCCCCCGATGCGGCGACTCCCGTAAGAGCAACCGTAATATTTGCTGTGGCGGAGCCTACATTAGCAGACGCAGATAAGCCCGTCAGGGCGGCGCTGCCTAACGTTTCTCCTAACGACGCAAACGGAGCCTGAGCAAATGCGGAGATACCAAACATGGTCTACGGCTTACGCCGCCTCCGCTTAGGTTGTTGCCAGACGCAGTAACGCAGTCGATGTGGTGTTAGAGGGCATTGTCAGCGTAAACGTGCCCGCTGTAATGGTCTGACTGCCAAACGTATGGACAGAAACCGCCTTGTTACTTTGCGTAGAGTTATAAATCAACACCGCATCAAAAGCCGTAGCTAAGGTCACTGTGGTGTAAGTGATCGAAGCTGATGGCGTAACAAAACCTACACCTGCCGTAGCAGAAGAGTTTGTTGCTGTTGGGGTGGTTGCAGTCGTTACCGTCACACCACCAGCCGTGTAACCCGTACCAGAGACTTCATTGGTAGCAGAGTACGCCGTAGTAGATGCGTTCACCGTAGCAGAAGCCAAGTACAAGGCGGCTTTAAACGTGTCTCCAGTTGGAGAGGTCAAGCTGGTGCGTGAGGTAATTGTTGAAGCACCAAATTGATGTTGAGCGGACATCAGTTCGCCCAAGAAAGAGGTACACATTGATTGAGTATTGGCCATGATATTTCCTTTATGCTATAGATGCTGCTACGCCGCCTGCAAAAGTTGGAGGCTTCTTTAAAGTTACATGTGCAGAGCGGTGAACAAGTTCGTCCCCCTGCCAGTATTCAACCCATGTGGTGAATTCGTTGTCATTATCCACGGTACCCTCCCGCTTTTCAAGCAGAGAATCGTCCATGTCGCCTTTGGTTGTGGTTACAAGCATGTTGGTCCTTATGCAATACGAATTAACGCGGATGAAACTGTGTTGGCTGGCATCTCAACAACAAAGGTGGTGGTCGCCACCTTGTCGGAGCCGAAGTCCAATATAGCAATTGCTTTATTGCCCTTGGTGACGTTATAGATTAACGCGCCACGGGCCGTGAAATTGGCGGGGTTCCATGTGGGATTAGCAAAATCTACAAAGGCTGTTGTGCCCGAGGTCTCAACCGTAACGCCCGTCAACACATTCCCTCCGGCTGTGTAGCCCGTGCCGGATGTCTCACCTGTTGCCGTGTAAACAGTCGTGTCTGCGTCAAGGTTGGCTGTCGCCAAGTACAAGGCCATCTTGAGCGTGTCCGTGTCAAGGTCGTGTACGCCCAGCAAAATATCTTGCTTAAAGCTTGTGGTGAGTGTCTGGTCAAATGCCATATCAGATCACCTTTTGCTTGTACTGACCATCCCGATACGCATCACCGCGCTCGAGTCCATCACCAAGTCGTTTAGCCTGCGCCAGAGCTTCTGTGTACTTGCCGTTGTACAGGGCGGTCATGTCGGCCTCACCCTTCATGAAAGTGTTTGCTTCTACCAGAGAGCCGTACAACAGGACGGGATCGTAATTGTCGCCAAGCCAAGATGTGCCTGCCGTGACAATTGACTCAGGATAGTAGAAGTAATGCAACTCTACGTAGTACGTAGCATCGGGCGTTGGGCCGAGGATGAGTGATAGCTCAGTGGTAATTGTTGAGTTCAGAATAGTAGGCCCGAACAAAGCGTAATATTTTGGCTCGCCTGTTTCGTTTGGGCTTGGGTACGCCTGACGGATAAAGTTTACGTCTTTGTTGAGTAGGTACTCGTACGTACCAGTGTCTAAATCTAGATTGGTAACACCCGTCACCAAAGCCAACGAAAACACAGACAAGAAGTCGTTCGGCAAGGACACGTACTTGTTGTTGGCCGTTATCGCAGAGTACTGATTCTTGCGGAGTGCTGGGAACTGGACCGTGTTAAAAATGCGTTCTTCGGCCTGCTCCACAAACACCGGAATGTTGTTTACGAAGTCAGTGTCAAAGTTCTGCGTGTAATCGCAGATCGCATCTGTTAACTGGGTGTAGTTCACGCCATTGGTCCCCGTGCAGTGATGCCCTTAGTGGCTGCGCCGTTGCCACGGGTCACTATGCCTGTGGTCTTGGTTGGCTTGTAATCGTTGCTGCGGTTGTTGCCCACAGACACGTTCAAATCCTTCATGTACTGCTTATTGTCCGTCGGCTTGATTACAGCCTGTGTTGGGGCTGGTCGGGTTTTGTATGATGTTGCCATTTCTGACTCCTTAAGTTACTGAGATTGTTACTTGACCCACCGCTGTAGTCAACACCAGATTGTTTGGCGTCAGCAACTCGGTGAAGAAGCTGGCCCCGCCAACCGGATACCAACCCCACTGGATGTCCCGGCTACCCCCGGTATTGAACCCTGCTGTGTTTACACCTGCCACTACATACGTTGAGTCCCTGCGGGGGTTGCGTACCGCCTGCGGGTCATCTACTGGGTACATGCCCAACTGAAGCTGTGGCTGGTCCGGGTCAAAGCAGTCGGGGCAGACCAGCGTGTTAAACACCTTGGTCTTGACGATCTCTTTTCTCAGATTGGTCAGTTTAAACTGAAAGCCACACCTATCGCATATGGCAATGCTGTTTTTGCCCGATGCAAAACGGTTGCCCATTTAAGTTCCGCTCCCCAGATACTGACGGCGTGGAACAAACCGGATCGATGCCTTTTCGCGGTCTTCATCTGAGGCAAGCTGCCATGCCTCGTCGTATTGCTGCTTGAGCATAGGCAGGCGCTCCATCCCTGAAGGGATCTTGCCTGCTATGTAGTACGAGAGGCCAGCCGCCATGCACGGAACGAACCTGAAGGGCACGTCCATGATGTTGACACCCCCACCAGCATCCTGTGTCCGGCGCAAGCGCCAGTAAGCCAGCGTATAGGTCTGTGAGCCATCCGGCGTGGGCCAGACGGTTACCGCCGGGAGCTGCTCCAAGAACACGGCTGTGCCCGTAGTATGGGAAGCTGCGGTGGTGTTGTTCTGAGCGCGGAAACAGTCGTTTAGGGTATTCCCTGAGATGTAGCTGTAGTTGATGGTCTCGTTGTCAATTTTGATGAAGCCGGAAGCTGGTAGGCCCACAGTCGAACTGAGGGTGATTGTCGTGGCCGTAGAGGTAATGGTGCCGTTCAGCGTCAGACCTGTAGGTGAGCTTTGTGCGTTGTACCGCTGAATCCAGATTTGGATAGGCCGAGCCTGTTGAATCTTGTTCGGGATCGTGGCGTAGGTTGATACGCTGATCCGGGTGATGGTCAGGTCTGCCTGTGTAGATGCCGAGTTGGCACCAGTGCGAATGACATGCTCGAGGAGGTCAATGGTGTCAGATGGCAGGGCGTAGGTGTTCTGGCCCTGCACGAAGGTGATGGTTCCCGGCTCAATCGACCACATGTTGATGCCGCGATTGGCCCAGTCGGCAAACATGATGTTTAAACTGCGACGGGCGGTGCGGAGGTCATAGCCAGACCGCAACTCTCCACCAGCGCGTTCAAACGCCTCCTCGACCAGATCAGTCAGGTCAAGGTTAAACGCGGAAGAGCCGGAAGTGTTTGCCATTATCTAAACCCTGCTGTTTTCTTTGCAATCTTCTTTGGCTGAGCTACGAACTGCTTCCCGGCGGCTTTTCCTGCTCGCTTGGCTTTGGTCGTTGCAGCGTACTCAGAAGGGCTGAGACTTTTGATCGCAGCGCTTGGAAGGTATCTTTCGCCTGTTTCAGAAGATTTTTTACCACTTTTCGTTCTCCATTTTTGGTCGCCCCAATCCTTGAGGGATTTCTGTGGTGCCTTCATATCAGTCTTTATAGCCGCCGCCAGCGGCTTTGTAGCGTTTAGCCATCAATTGGGCCTTACGGGCTGACCACTGGCCTGCGCCTGTACCCTGTACTGCGGCAGCTTTGATGCTGTTAAAAATACGCTTACGCAACCCGGGCTTGGTGTAGTTGCCAGCAGCGTTGACCTTGCCACCCTTGGCCATCTTGGCTGCTTTCGGCAATTTATTGGGGTTTACGGCCCCCATGCCACGGCTTGCCATCATGTTTAAATAATCCTGCCTTTGGTCTTGCCACGCTGGGCGCAGCCATCAGCACGACTGGAGGCGGAGCTTACAGAACCACCTTTGGCGTACCCTTTAACGTCTTTACGGGCCTTCATTTGAGCGGCATCATCTTGGCTGGTCATCCTATTTGAACCAAAAAAAGCACCAGCACTGCGTACCTTATCGCCTACAGCGTCTCCAAGTTTGCGCAGCTTGTACCCGACAGGGTTTTTGTCTGGGGGATCTAACGCTAATTCTCTTTCATAGTTTCTAACTGATCGGTCGTATTGCGCTTTGGACAGCTTTTCGCTTTTATCAGCTTCAGCAGCAGCATTGGCTGCTTTACGCCCAGCAATTTCGCCCTGCTTCTGTTTGCGGTAGCTATCGAAATCACCGCTTTTTGGAGCCGTTTCAGTGCTGGTCAATGAAGCCTCGTAGGCTGCATCGATCTTTGGCTGGTCTTTTGCATCCTTGGCCGCTTGCAAGAGTTCTGCTTTGGTTGCCATTTTAAATCCTTAATAGATCTTGCCGCGAGTTTTACCACGCAATGCGATACCGTCACCACGCTTAGAGGCTGTGGACACAGAGCTTTTGACAGATCCGCCAGAAGCCATCTTCTTGACTGCGCCGCCACGCTTCAAAACAGGAGCATCGTCTGCAAACAAGTACTTGTTGCCGCGTTCGCGTAAATTCTTGTCCGCTGTGTCTTTTACTATGCCTCTTTCTGTTAAGCCTCTTCTAAACCGTTCAGCCCTAGCATCGTCATCACCACGCCTAGCAGCAGCCCTCAAACTTTGAGAGTCCATATTTTTAGGCGTGACATCAGTTACATCACCCTTGCGAGGTGCGGGCAAAGCTTTCTGAGGAGCCTTTGCTACAGCGCTGGGATCTTTGACATCTCGCATAACAAAACCTTCGCCGGATACTGTGCCGGGGCGATCTAGTTTCGGACGGTTTTTGATTGCATCTTTTGCGGCCTTATAGGTTTGATACATTTTTTTGCCAGCTTGATAGAGAGTTCTACCACCGCGAACTATTGGTATTACTGAAGCAACAGCTAAGCCCGCCCCAAGAGCATCACTGGCGTCAAATTTGCTTCCGTTAGACGCCGGGGCCGACTGAGTGGATGTTGTACTGGAATCGTTGCGTGAAGTCGCAGCAGGAGAAGCCGCAGGAGCCGCAGCCGAAGAAGCAGCCGCTGTATCCTCAGCAGATGCAGCACGACGTTTGCCAACACCACCGGGGGCACGAGTTGGAGTTGGCCCACTTGGCACTTTGCGATCAATCCTAGCAAGATCACCTGTTGTTGTGCCAGAGGATGTACGGCTTGGTTTAGCAAGAAGTGCCGCATTCTGAGCCGCAGCAAGCGGTTTGGCAATCGGTGTGTAATCCCGATACCTGTCAGCGCTATCAACCACCTCACCTGCTCTACGGCCACGCTGGTACATCTCCTCGTCCATTTCTCTAGCACCTTGAGCATCGGCAATTTTTACAGCATCTGCGTTTGCAGAGACGGGAGCAAGGGCACGAGTAGTGGCACCATTTCCTGCATTGGATGGAAACTCACTTGCCGCTGCACGCTCCATCCTTCCACGGCCAGCCCCATACCGGTTGTATGCCTCTGAGCCTTCCTGATCAATACTGCCTTGACCAAGCCGACGCAGCGACTCAAAGAAACCTAAAGGCGCATCTTTGTTTGAGGCTGCAAGCCCCTCCGCCTTCAGGGCAGCTTCTCCGCCCTCTTGGAAGCGACGAACGCGCTTAACGGGCTTTTTCATTGGTTTCTTTGTAGCCATCTTGTACTCCAATTTAAATGATCTTGCCTTTGGTCTTACCACGAGACTC